TTTAAAGGTAGCACTTCTGCATTACTTGCACAAGCATCTGCTATGCAAAAAGTTACAGTATTTGGCGATGAAGCTATAATAATGCAACAAGCATTTCTTGCATCTATTGGGATGAGCGAAAAACAAATAAAAAAAATATTGCCTGTCGCAGCAGACTTAGCATCAGCCACAGGGATGACACTTGAATCGGCTGTTAGAAATACAGCTAAAACATTTAGTGGTTTAGCAGGTGAGCTTGGTGAGTTAGTTCCACAACTTAGAGATTTGACGCCTGAAGCGATGAAAGCAGGTCAAGCTGTTGAAGTTATGAGTGAATTGTTTGGAGGTGCAGCAGAAGCTGAAGCAGATACATTTTCAGGATCAATGCAACAACTTCAAAATATTATGGGTGATATGGGTGAGCAAATAGGATCAACATTTGCACCTGCAATAATGGCTGTTGTGGATGGATTTAAAGATTTAATGGAAGTTAACGCATCAGATGTACTTCGAGAAGAACGACAAGAATTTAATACTTTGCTTGACATATTGAAAGATGTTAATAGTGCCACAAGCACAAGAGATAAAGCTATAAAAAAATTAAATGATAAATATGGCGATTATATAGGTAATTTAGATTTAGAAAAAGCAAAATTAGAAGAAATACAAGAATTACAAGCTGCATCTGCTAATGAATTTGAGCAAAAAATAATAGATAAACAATTTGAAGAAGAATTAACGGATGCTATTGAAAGAAGAATTGAACAAGAAAAAAGGTTGTTTGATTTAAAAATTAAGGATGGTGAACAATTAAGCACTATTTCAAGGACATATAATGATCAGGCTATTTTAGATGCACAGCAAAAAATAAAAGATATATTAGAAGAAGAAAATGCAATAAGAGTAAGACAAGATGCGTTTCGAGAGCAAGTTGAAGAAACAGTAGAACTTGACAAAAAAGTAACAAAATCTAATCAGACAAAAAATAAAGTAGAAAAAATTGGAATAGACCAATTAAAAGAAAAACTTGAAAGAGGACTGAAACAGCTTACTTTTGAAAAAGATGCAGCCAAAATATCAGCAGGTATTGGTAAAACAGCGATTAAGTTAGGGAATATGAACGCTATGGAAGAATGGCAAACAACGCTTTCTATGGCACTTGTTAATGCAGCAGCATCTATAATTAAAGCAAGTAAAAAAGGTGGATTTAAGGGTGGGTTGCTAATGGCAGCACAGGTGGCACCACAAGTTTCAGCTATTTATGCAAACAAACCTGAATCAGCACAAACTGGATTTGAAGGTATAATAGATGAGCCAACACAATTTACAGTAGGTGAGGGTGGAGCAGCAGAATATGTATCTGTAACACCTATGGAAGGCGTAAATAATGCAGGTGGACAAGGGATGACGATTAATATAAGTGGCAACGTGATGTCAGATCAGTTTGTTGAAGAAGAACTTGCAGAGCGAATACAAGAAGCAGTTAGAAAAGGTGTGAACTTCGGAATCGTATGATACAATTAAATAGCATAATTAGAGATGATATAAAAGCAAATGTGCAAAACTTTGAATATTTAATAAATATTGATAATCAAGTCTATGTAGCTACAAGAAAACAAATGCTAATTACAGATACAAACGAGGATTTGTATTTTGAAGATGTAGGTATGAAAATAACAGATTTAAGCGAGAAAATAGACTTAAAAACAAAGAAAACACAATTAGGCAACAGTACAATAACCTTTGCTAATTTTAATGTGTATAAAGGTGGAAAAGAAAAAAAGTTTTCGGATCAGTTTGGTGAGTTAGTTGGTAAGAATTTAAAGATATATTTTAAAACACAATCTTGCAAAACATTATCAGAATGTTTGCTTGTTGCACAACTTAAAATTACAAGAATAAAGCACGATGATAAAAAAATAACAATATCAGCTAATGATCTTAGCATTGACACTACTTTTAAAGAAATACCTGACAATAACTATGTATTATTAAAAGATATAAATACATTTGACCATTATTCGCTAAAACCAGTACCAACATTGTATGGACATTTAGAAAATGCACCTGCGATTGTTTATAAAGAAGAAGAATCAGATTCGTTTATTATAAAATTATTACCTGATACTTCGTATTTTGATGGTAGTGAAATAGGTGGCGTTGCAACATTTAATACAGATGGAAGTCAGAGTATAATATTAGACGATGGCGAAAATTTAATAACAAGTAATAAATTAGAATTAGCAAGACAAAATGTAGTTAAGATTGGTTTAGGCGACCAATTATGTGATGTGCCTTGCTTACCATATATACAAACAAGGGAAGAAATAGCTGATGCAGATGAAGGTGTTACACACAAAAACCCACAATGGGCATCAGTATATAATCACGTTGCACTTAACTACGATATTGGGAATGTAAATCAAGATGAGGTAGTAGAGAACTCAACTCTTTGGTGTTCAATTAATGAAAAACCAATAAAAACAGAAACACTATCATATAATATAGAAGGATATAATGGTGCAGGATCAGACAACGGTGGTTGGTTTTATGGTACTTTTGATGAAGTTGATTTTGATGAAACAAAAACTATGATGTTAGAAAGAGAATACCAGTCTTTTGGGCAGTTAGGCAGAAGGTACACTATTGGAGTTCAAAGGTTTACAATAAAACCACTTACTGGACACGAAGTAAATGATAAAGAAGATATAGATGGGAATTTACTTGCAAAAACTGATATTCATTATATAGGTGCATTAGGTTTAAAACAAATTGTAAATTATGGAATCGCACAAGGTGCTTGGACTAATCACGCTGAAACACGTATCTATAGTGTATTTTCTGCACCATTAAAAGATGATAATGCAAATGTAATTGCAATACCTAACAACTCAAACCAATCAGACTACTTTTGGACTGGAAATCATATACCAAATGTCGGTTTTCCAAGTTCTTTTAAAGGTGAAATGGGGTTGTTGCAAGAAAGAGATGTAGAAAAATTAGAAAGTTTTTCCTTAAATAAATTAACAGCACGAGGTGCGTCTGATTTGTTTATATCTGCTTATGAATATTCTTTAGATTGGGATGATTATATAAATTCTTGGGTACAAAGTGGTCAAAATAATTTTAAATCTAATTTCAATTCAGATAATGAAGGATTATATACGCCAGTTGATTCAAATATATTAACATTATATTATTCTACAAATCCTTACTCTATTTACAACTATCAATATAATACAAATCCTGATGTACACCTAAATATCGAACCAAGTTGGAGAGATTTAGAAATCAGAAAAGTTTGGTCAAATAAAGAAATATTTGAAAAGGATTTTTTTGTAAATGCAAAAGGCAAATTAGGTGATGTAGAGCCTAATATAAAAAATATAAATGGTAATATTGTCGTTAAATACGAAGGCATAAATCTTCCGACATCGGTAGATGATGAAGGAACAAATAATTTGCATTTTACAGAATTATATAAATATTTAAGTAATAGTGAATATAAAAGAAAATATATAGAGGGTGAATCATACGATTTAATGTTAGTATCATATAATCCTACTAACGATGAATATACTTATATATATGACGTTGAAGTGGAAGATTTTAAGTTTATGAATGATAGTTTGCCTTTTCTTTTAGGTCAAAATAATACATATTTTTGGCTAAACGATGGCTCGTATGTGCAACATAATCACGGATGGGTTGTTAGATATAATGCAAAATTGTTTGGGAATAGTCAATATGTAAATGCAAACAATAATTTTTTATCAGGTGTTAGATTAGTTTATGCTAAAAAAATATATGAAAATGAAAACATTGTAAGCATTCAAACTTATGACCAAGAAGATTTACTTGAAACATTTAATTTAAATAATAAGTATGACTTTGGTGATTATTATACCTATGATTTTCCTGCATACGCTACAAGAGGTTACACACAAGTTAGTTGGAATGAAGAATTAGAATCAAAAAAATTAATAGAAAGACCACACGAGATTATACAACATTTATTATCTGATGAAAACGCAGCAATTAATTTTGATTTAGATAAAATAAATACTATATACGAACAAACTCCTGAATATAGATTGGCTTTTTCTATAAATAAACGAGAAAACACAAGTAAAATAATACAGAAAATTTGTCAGCAATCGCCAATATATTACAGATATAGAGGTAGAGATAGAAAAATAGTAGTTGATATGATGAAAAATAACTACAATGATACAGATTTAAGTGGCGTTATACAAGTAAACAAATTAATAAAATTTAGTTATGATAAAACAAAGATAGAAGATACTTGCGTAGGAGGTGTTATAGTTAATTATGCCTATAATTATTCTACAAAAAATTATGATAAACGAACACCAAAAAGAGATACTGGAATATATAGAACAGATTATGCACAATATTATGGAATAGATGATTTAAAAGGCTATGAAGTTGAAATAGATGCACCATATATACAAGACAAAGCGACAGCAGAGCTTTATAGAGATTATTATTTTGAATTAAATAAACAACAAAAATTAACGTGCAAGTTTGAACTTGCGATTGCAGATGGAATAGAATACGAGGTTGGGGATATAATTAAGTTTGATGGAAATCCTAATAATACACAACCTTATGGTATGGATTTAACTATAAATAACGAAATTATTGACCAAGAATCAACACCATACTTTTTTATAACAAAAGTGCAAAAATCATTATTTAGAGTAAAAATAGAGTGTGTACAAACTCACGACTTGAAATATGATTTACCACAAGTATCATTACTTGGCGATATAAATTTAGATGGTCAAATTACAACAGGATCTGAAATAGGTAGTGATTTATTTTTATTACTTGAGATGGTAGGAGTATTAACTGAAGAAAAAACGTATGAACAATTACAAGAAGAAGGTTGGACTTTGCAACAAATAGTTAATGCAGATATGAATCAAGATGGGATTGTTGGGTATGAAGATGTTATACTATTCACAGAAGAATTTGGTGGTACATTAGCATAATGAAAACAATGAGAATATATAAAGATTTTGACAAAATATATTTAGAAAATTTTAAACCTTTTGAAATTATGGTTATACAATATGCTGGAAATTTTGATGCAGATATGGTGGCTAATGGAAATTTTGTTTTGAATAAAGATATGATGTTTTTTTATGGAATAGAACTTAATGCTACAAATGTTTTATTTACTTATGAGGGAAATTTTACAATTAAAAAAGCATATATATATAAAGACAATAAATTAATATATATAAATACACGAAATGAATCTGATGACGTTAATACAATACAATCTACGTGGAATGAATCAACATCTAAATATACAGATTTTTTTCGCACAAATAGACGTAAGCCATACAGGCAAACAATTTTAAGAAAGAGGAAATAGATGGCAGGAACAGTAGCAAGACCAAAGGTATATATAGATTATATAAGTTATTTTAGGGCAACAGGACTTGGTTTAGGAGCTGTTGAAACAGGTGGTAGTATTCTTCAAGATTATTCTGATATTTTAACATATAATCCAAGTAATACAAAGACTTTCACACCACGTTGGGATGATACATCTATGAAATTTAAAATTTTTATGGGTGATGGAACTGGAGAAGCATCTAAACTTGTTCAATCAATAAACTATGGAGCGTTTCTAAACCATAACGCAGAGGATTTTGAGGGAAGAGTGTTAAATATAAATGGTATGAAAGAAGATAATAGTGCAAGTTCACTTAATACCTCAGAAACAGGTGGTACAAGTGGATTAAATGGCTTTCGGCTATTTAACTTAGATGTTAGTCGTTGGAATGATAATAATTGTTTTGGATTAATATTTACTTCACAACAAACTGGAACAAATGAACCTTTACGTTTAGGTTCTGTTATAGCAGGTCGTTCTTATACGTTTCCACATAATGCCAATCTAAGTATGAATATCAACTATGATGCTGATGGCATACGTTCCAGTAGAACACTTGGGGGACACGATATAGTAGATGTTAATTACTATAAACAGCCCGATTGGGATGGCAGACCACCATTTGTAGCTACTAACGCATCAGGGTTGTCAGCTACTTCACATATAGGTAGAAGGTCGTGGGCTTTGACGTTTTCGTTTCTCACAGCTACAGACACATTTCCACAAGATATGGGTGAAAATTTTATGTTTGACAATTATTTTGCAGATAATGGATCAGAAACTTGGACTAATCATACAACAGATAACATCACATCACATTTTATGACATTAACTATGAATGGTCAGCTTGGCTTTTTATTTCAACCTGATAATACTAAAAACACTTTTGCGTGGTGTAAGCTACGTTCAAACAGCTTTTCAGTACAACAATCAGCACCTAATTTATACACTTGCAAAATGACATTTGACGAAACTTGGTAGATTTCCCTCCGACATCCTGTTTTATAGGATAGCGAAAGAAAAAGCTCTCTCCTCGTGAAAGGGCTTTTTTTTTGCATTATTATTAAATATATGTATTATTTTCTTGCACATATCCTTAATATGTGTTAAAATAACACATAAGACGTAGGAATCTTTTAACAAATAAAGACATAGGAGAAAACAAATGAAAACAATTAATTTTTTACACAAAGAAAATGATACAAGATATGTACATCCGAGTGGGTTGCAAGTGTATGGGGTTAAATCAAGATTGCAAATTTCTGCTAAAAAAGGAATTTCAAAATATGATTATCAAAAACAAATATTTAAAAATGGTATGTGGGTAAATAACAAATAGACATAGGAGAAAACAAATGAGTATGATAGATAAGTACGAATCTCTACAAGATAAACTTGGTTTTGATATACGTGAGTTATCAGAGTATAAGTTTGCACAACGACAAAAGAATGAGGTAATTATGAACAAAAAATACAAAGATGCAGAAATAGTGAGTGATGACTTACTTGTAATTAAAGAAAAGCTAAAGTTAAGTGGTTGGGGTGGTTATGAGATACTTGGCTATATTAATGGTGATAAGAACTATAAAGTCAAATTAAAAGATAATAGCAACTTTGTAACTATAATTACAATGGAGAAGGAAGGTCGTATAATTCATATACTTCAAGATAAAACTAAGGAGAATAAGTAATGCCTATTAATATACACGGGAAAGAATATGTTACAGTAGCAGAACGTGTCCAAATGCTACACGATTCAGATTTAACAGAAATTAGCCTAAATACAGAGATTTTGCACGATGACGATAAAAGTATCGTTATGAAAGCAACTCTTGAAATAGATGGCAATTCTTACACAGGAATCGCACAAGAATACAAGAACTCAACAAAAATTAATACTACAAGTCCTTATGAAAACTGCGAAAGCTCGGCAGTTGGCAGATCGCTTGGCTTTGCAGGTTATGGATCAGTTGAATCGATTGCAAGTGCTGATGAGGTTGTAAATGCAGTTGCTCAACAACAACCTGAATATGCGACACCAAATCAAGTAAAGTATATTAAGAACTTGTGTCAAGAGAAGAATATAGATACGAGTAAATATAACTTTGATGATATGACAAAGCAAGAAGCAGGTGGAATAATTGAAAAAATAATACAAGGAGATAAAAAGTGAAAATAGTAAATCAAGTTAAACAAACCAATGATTATTCTTTATTTTCAATACTAAAGGGTAATAGACCAATAAATAAAGCACATTTAAATAGATTAAAAAAATCAATACAAGAAGAATCTTTATGTGTGCCAATAATAGTAAATCAAAATTATGAAATAATAGATGGTCAAAATAGGTATAGTGCTTGGAAAGAGTTAGAGTTGCCTGTTTATTATATAATTGTTAAAGGTTATGGATTGCCACAAGTACAAAGGCTTAATAGTAATATTAAGAATTGGAACAATGACGACTATATGGATTGCTATTGCCAGTTAGAAAATCCACAATACTTAAAATACAGAGTATTTAAAGAAACCTATGGTTTTGGTCATTATGAATCAATAGCTATGCTTACAGGTCATTTTAAAGGAAGTGGTTTAAGTTTTACTAACTTTAGAACTGGCACTTTCAAAATAAAAAACTATAAGTATGCTTGTGATATGGCAGAAAAGCTAATATTGGTACAGCCTTTTTATGATGGATATAAAAGAAGGTCGTTTGTTTTAGCTATGTTAGACGTAATTAATAATCAATCGTTTGAGATTGGAAGATTATTGCAAAAACTAAAATATCAACAATCAAAACTTGTACATTGTACTAACAAGCAACAGTATTTGTTTATATTGCAAGATATTTACAATTATAAAGCATCAA